TTACTCACGAGTAAGAATGCTACCGCTCGGCTCCACCAACGGTTTGCTCGCATCCGAAATCGTCTTGAGGCCAGCTGTTATGTAGTCGTAGGACATGCCAGTCGCCTCAGAGGCGAGGTGCAATTCCTCGACATCCCACGGAACCTTGCCGTTGATCCGGTATGAGATCGCCTGCGGCGACTTTCCAATCGCCCGTGCGAGCTCGTAGTACTTGATTTGCAAGCGGGCGCATTCCTCGCGAACCCGGCGAGCGACAGCCGCGGCGCCGCGATCGTGATCAACAACCATCAATGTGGACATGTAAAGCACTTTACACCAGAAGTGATGTAGATACTAACGCTCAGCTGTAGAAACCATCGACACATCACATTTTTTCATCCCAATCGCTTGCTTCTTCTACAACTGAGCTGTAGAACTACAACCATGTCATTCATGGCTACCACCATCGATCAGCGAGTAGCGGCCAACGTCCGCGCCGAAATGGCGCGTAGGCGAGTTAGTCAGCAGACGCTCGCCAACGCTATGGATCTGAGTTTTATGTCGATCTCACGGCGCATGTCCGGTCACGTCTCGTTCTCAATCAGTGAGCTGTACCGGGTAGCCGAGGTCCTGAAAGTTGATATACGCACGTTGATCGCTCTCGAACAGGCCGTCGCCTCGTGAGCACCGCGAAAAACCAGTCGATCGGCGAGGAGCTGATACGGATCATCCGCGCCGAGATCCGCGCCTACGACGAACGCAAGGACGATGCGGTGCGGTTGCGTGCGGTCGCTGACCAGGCGGTCGCCGAGGCTGAGCAGGCAGCCAAGGCTGCGCGGGAGTCAAAGCCGAATTCCATTGGTGGCGCAATCAGCGCCGCCATCGTTGGTGATCTGAACGCGCAGGCCATCGACGCACTATTCAAGCGCCAGCAGAAGCCGCTTGTGGACTTCACTATCGGTGGCCGCTCGATCGACCGCGTGGCGCAGCAGACCCAGGCCGCCGCCGACGAGCTACTGCGCAATCAGCAGCAGTCTGCCGAGAAAACCACCACTTGGAAGCCAGTCGGCACAGGCGAGAATCGGCCACGCAACAGATGGTGGCAGCGCTCAAGGGGTTGAATCACCCTGTCTGACAACTGAATACAGCAGACGGTGGCGAGTGATTCATCTTGCCGGAAGCCTCACCCGCCACCGTTCCTACCAGCAATCCTACGAAAGGACTGCCATGTCGAACAATATCCCTACCCCTGCTCAGCGTGTCGGTGGTGTCCGATGAGCACAGCAGCAATCACAACCCCAACCACTGCCGATGTGCTGCGCGGCGCTCTCGTCGAGCTTCGCCGCCCCCTTAACGAGGACGGGAACGGTTGGACGCAGCATCAATTCGGCAGTGGCGACCGCTGCAAGTGCGCGATCGGTGCCATCGAGTGCGCGGTCATCACACTGTTCGGGGCTGATTCCTTCCTTACGGACACGCCGTACTTCGAGGCGCGCTCCGCGCTGAGTCGGACCATCACGGGAGCCGACGACCCGCGTAACTGGTCGATCATCAGCTGGAACGACAGGCCGGGGCGCACATTCCCAGAGATCGAAGCCGCATTCGAGCGCGCGATCGCGCTCGCAGAGGCGGGTGTGCGATGAGCAGCTACGACAAGATCACTGTTGCCCTGGCTGCCATCGCTGCACTCGCCGCGATGCTGCTGGCATCACCCAACTCGCATGGCACGCCGGTCACCGGCGCGCTCGCGCAGGTTGGGGTGACCGCATGACCGCCGCCGACTCGACACCATATGTCTCGCAGCTCATCACGGCACTGGACAAGGCCGACGCTGTAATGGATGAGCTCGCCGCGACCGCCGAGGCTGACGGGTTTGATCTGGGGCCCGACACCGATGGCATAGAGGTTGCGCTCATCAAGTTCTTCACCGATCCAGAGAGCCGCGACGAGTCCAGCGCAGCCCTTCGCGCATCGGAGGCGAGCTGGTGACGACTCACTACCTCGAGATCGACAGTCATTGGTACGGGCTGTTGTGGGACGGGACCAAGACGCACGAGGTTCGTCTCGATGACCGCGACTACCAAAAGGGCGACCTGATCAGGTTCAGGGTCGCCCTCGTGTACCAGCGCGAACATTGGACCGTTACGCACGTGCTCAAGCATGTGCCCGGTATCGAAGCCGGATACGTCGTGTTATCGCTGGAGCATCCCGACAAGGCCAAACGTGAGCGCCAGTACCGAGAGTGCTACGAGACTGTCGAGAGTCTGCGTCGCTCCAATTCCGCACTGCGCGGGGTGATTACACGTCTACGTAATCAGATCAGCATGCGCGAGTACCGCGAGGTGGTGGGCCGGTGAGCCTGAACATTCCCGAGGGCTACGAGTTGCACTACGCGATCATGCAGCCCGACGGAACCCTAGCGAGCATCCCAGGGACAAACCAGCCGGCGATCTTCCTGGATAAGTCTGGCGCCGAGCACATCCTCGGGCATTTACGTGAGGACGCCGCGCGTATGGGCATCACCTCCTACGCCGGCCGCGTGATCTATCGCCTGTGCTCGCCGTTCATTGATCCCGATGACCCGGTTATCGAGACGATTGGGCAGATCGAGACCTGGCTGAAATCGCAAGGGGGCCAAGGGTGAGCAGCCACTTTTGCCCGGTGTGTTGGCGGGATGCCCAGCAGACCATGAACGGAAACATCTACGCGCATTTCGACGGCGCGAGCAATGAATGTCCGGGCAGTAACCAGCCATTCACGATCGCCATCACCGCGCCGAGCCGAATCACGCTGCGACACATCATCAAGGACATTCACGAGATGCGGGAGGCGATTGCCGCATGAACTGCACCAAATGCGGCCAGCGGCCCAAACAGGTTCGGGGAATGTGCCGCTCGTGCTTTCTGGCTGATCGGCCCTGGCCTGAGCAGTACGACGAAATGCATGCCATCGGGCGCTCCGACTGGGAGATCGCCAAGACGATGAACCAAGACCCGGCCACGTTCGCGCGTATGGCCGCCCGCTACGGAAGGACACTCGATTCAGTCATGACCCAGATCGTGCGCGACTACAGGCTCACAAAGGGGTGGGCATCGTGATCGAGCTGACTCGCGATGGTGTCTACGGCGGCATCTCCGATACCGAGTACCACGCCGACCGGTCGGCGTTGTCCAGCTCGGGTGCGCGGCTGCTATTGCCGCCCTCATGCCCTGCGCTATTTCAGTGGTGGATGAACAACCCGCGTAAGCCCAAGCGGGAGTATGACTTCGGGCACGCCGCGCACAAGTTCGTGCTAGGCGAGGGCGAAGAGATCGTGCCCGTTCAGGCTAACGACTGGCGCACCAACGCGGCGAAAGAACAGCGCAACCAGGCATACGCGGAGAACAAGATTCCGCTACTAGCCCGCGAGGTTGACGTGGCGATGGACATGGCCCGGGCTGTATTTGATCACCCGGACGCCGGCAATCTGCTGTCCGTCGGTGTTGCCGAAGCATCGCTGACGGCCACTGACCCAGAGACTGGTGTTCGGCTCAAGGCGCGGCCGGACTGGATGAACGCAGGTGGGCAACGTTTGATCATCGTGGACTACAAAACATCCACCACATCGGACCCAGATGCCTTTGCCCGCAAGGCGTTCGACTTTGGCTATCACATCCAGTTGGCGTGGTATCGCGCGGTGGTGCGCCTGGCCGGACTCGACGCCGACGCACAGTTTGTGTTCATCGTGCAGGAGAAACAAGCGCCGTACCTGCTCTCGGTAGTCGAGTTCGATGCCGAAGCCAGAGCCGAAGGTGAGCGTCAGATGCGCGCGGCGCTGGAGATCTACCGCGATTGCGTGCAGCGGGACGAATGGCCAGGACGCCCTACCGGCATCACCCCGATCTCGCTGCCCCCGTGGGCCACCCGCCGCGCCGCCGCCGCTTCGGGTGCCGACAACTCCGACCTGATCGCTGCCCTGGAGGCGGCACTGACCGAAGGGACCGAAGCATGACCACCGCCGAATCTACCGCCGTGGCCAAGACCGATGCAGGTCTACCTGCGCAAATCCGCAAAATGGAGCAGGCGTTTCAGCTGGCCATGCCCCGCGGTGTCGAGGCCAAGCAGCTGATCCGCGACGCGCTGACCTGCTTGCAAACCAACCCGAAACTGGCGCAGTGCGAGCAGAAATCACTACTCGGCGCACTGATGACGTGCGCGCAGCTCGGTCTGCGGCCCGGAGTCGGCGCGCTCGGTCACGCCTATCTGCTGCCGTTCTGGGACAGCAAGGCGCGCGGACACAAAGCTCAGCTAGTCATCGGATATCAGGGCTACGTCGAGCTGGCCCATCGCTCGGGGCGCATCGCATCTATCCACGCCCGCACCATCTACAGCAACGACGTATTCAAGCTCAAATATGGTGCCGCCGCCGATGAATGGGTGCACGAGCCCACCTGGATAGACGGCACACGTGGTGTGCCAATCATGTACTACGCAATCGGGCGGACCGTAGACGGCGGCTATTCGGTGACCGACCCGATGACCGTCAAGGAGATGGAAGACTACCGCGACAAGCACGCCACCGCCCGCAACAAACAGGGCGAAGTGTTCGGGCCGTGGATCGAGCATTTCGAGGGCATGGCCCACAAGACCATGGTCCGCAAGCTAATGAAGCTGCTACCCAAGTCCACCGAGATCACCCGCGCTATGGCCCACGACGACGGTATCCGACTCGATTTGTCTCCCAACGCCATTGACACCAAGCCGGACTACATAGACGGCGAAGCCGAAGACACTACCGACGCCGATGTGGAGCCCGCGCCCAGTGAGCCCACCCCCCAAGCATCCGAGGTGCTGATGGCAACAGACGCTCAGGTCCGCAAGGTCAACATCCTGTTGCAGGAGTGCGGAATCAGCACCGGCAAGGACGGGCGCGCGGCCGGCCTGGCATGGCTGACCGCGCAGATACAGGCCGAGCAGCCACTCACCAGCTCCAAAGAGCTGACCCGCGAGCAGGCCAGCATGGTCATCCAAGTTTTGGAGCACGAGAAGTCCCAGCGCGCCCAAAGTTCCCAAAGCACCACCACCGCAACAGAAGGGAAGTAACACATCATGGCCGAAGTAACCGAGAAGCCCGCGGGGCTGCCCAGCACCAACGCGCTCGACAAGTTCGACGACGGTCTGGCCACCGGACCGACCGAGATCCGGCTCGGGCAAGCCGTGCTCATGTCCCTGAGTGATCCACCCGAAGCCGGCGAATACATCGACATCTCCGCGCGCCTGTACATCAAGCACGCCGGATTCGACCAGAACACGCCCGATAGCCCGAAAGTGCCTGTGCGTCAGGCCAAGATCATCGTGGCCTGGCCGCTCGGTGAGCAGATGCCCAAGCCCAAGTCCAAGAACGGCGCCGAGATCCCCGAGGTTGATGGCCAAGAGCCCCTGTTCGACGACGACGGCGACCCGCAAGGCGCCGACGATGAAGACCAGGGCGCGAAGGAAGACAGCGAGGACGACAGCACCGTGGTGGCATTCACCGGCGGTCCGGCATTCTCCGACGGCACCGAGGGCGACGGCGAGTAAATGCCCACCCAACCAGTCATCGACCACCGTGGCGCTTCTGCTCCCGTCACGGTGGTCGATGACTACCCCCTCGGCGAGTACCCGCCCGTCACCTGGTGGCAGGTGCAGAACATCCCCCACGCGGTCGTTGAGTTCATCACGCCGATAGCCATTTCCGCCGCCGAGGCTGCACTCGATCTGGTCTCGATGGCTGTGTTCGGCGAGCCATGGGCTGAGCTATTCGGCCACCCCCAGTGGCAGGCGTGGTTCGCAAATGAATGACATCTACGCCGCCGAGCGCGACGAAGCTCGCGCAGCCCGCTACGCCATGACCGAGATGGAGCGGGCCGCAAGACATCCACACGCACACCTCGGCATGTGCGGCGACCGAGACGACGCGAGAGAGGAACGCTGATGCTCACCGAAGATCAGCGCTGGCTGCTGCGGATGGTCGGCGGGTGGACAATGCGCGACTGCCTCATCGGTCCCGCAGGTGTCACCCGTTTGATGCAGTCCTGCTACGGCGGCACCCGCGTGCCCGCCGATGGATACCCGGCTCACCTCAAGGGATTTGAGTGCGGACGCGGCAAGATCGTATCGAGGGGTATCCCCGTCGTCACCGTGACCGCCGCGCTGCTGAACAAGTACGCGCGCTCCCTGTCGGCCGATCTTGTCGCCGAGATGCGCGAGTGCGCCGCCGCCGCGCAGCGCAACAACCTACTTCGCCACCAGTTCTGCCACTGCGGGAGCGATCCGTGCGGGTACGCGTACATGGGCGATCGCATTTGCCCGCCGACCGAGCAGCAGGAAGCCGACGCCAAGGCCGAGTTCTGGCGCTGCCAGGACTGGACCGACGACTTGCTCGACCGCGCACTCGGGTTCACCACCGAGGACGAGCCGGTCGGACAACTGGAGCTGTTCGGAGCCAGCGCATGACCGCGCCCTATTACCAAGATGATTCGGTCACCCTGCACCACGGCGATTGCCTCGACGTGCTGCGCGCCGACGACTACGGATACGACTGGAATCTCGGCTACCGCTCAGCGCGGATGTTCCCCGACTGCAGTGTCGACGCGGTGATCACCGACCCGCCCTACGGCATCCGGTTTATGGGCAAGGCGTGGGACGGCGCTGACATCGAGGAACGCACCGCACGTGGACGTGAAACGAGTCCGATGCCCGCTGGAGTTGGTGGGCCGCAAGGCGGCTACCGCTCGCGCGCGGCCGAGGCGGGCCGATACGACCTATCAGCCAATGCAGCGTTCGGTGAATGGTGCTCGGAGTGGGCATCCGAGTGCCTGCGCATCCTCAAGCCCGGTGGCCACCTGCTGGCGTTCGGCGGCTCGCGCACCTGGCACCGGCTGGCCGCCGGAATCGAGGACGCGGGTTTCGAGATCCGCGACAGCATCGCCTGGTTGTACGGGTCGGGGTTTCCGAAGTCGTTGGACGTGTCCAAGGCGATCGACAAGGCCGCCGGTGCTGAGCGCGAAGTGGTCGGCACTCATCATCGGCACGGTGGTGGCTCGGCGGTGTCGGGTTCGATGCTCGGCTCGCTTGGTACCGATAGCGAGCTGCCTCTCACGGCCCCGGCGACCGTCGCCGCCAAGCGGTGGCAGGGTTGGGGTACTGCGCTCAAGCCGTCGTTTGAGCCGATCGTGGTTGCCCGGAAACCGTTGGCGGGCACCGTGGCCGCGAACGTGCTTGAGCACGGCACCGGAGCGCTGAACATAGACGCATGCCGGGTGTCTACTGACGACAAACTCGACGGTGGCTCAACGACACGCGGCCAGCAGATGAAGGACGGATGGCACCGTCCCTGGATGGATGACCCCGACATGGTCGCCGCGAATGCAGTGCGAAGCCGCGCGTCGGTGGCCAAATCAGAGGCTCTAGGCCGTTGGCCAACGAACGTCGTCCTCGATGAGTATCAGGCCGAGGCACTCGACCAGCAGAGCGGCACCCTTCATTCCGGCACAATGCGGGCCGGGACGGAGCGCCAGCCCCGCGTCGGCGGAACCATCTACGGAGCCGATGCCCGGAACTTCGCGATGGCCGATACCTACGGCGACAGTGGCGGCGCGTCCCGGTTCTTCCCGGTGTTCCGTTACGAGGCCAAGGCGCCAACGTCGGAGCGGCCCAGCGTCGATGGTGTGCAGCACCCGACTGTCAAGCCGCTGGACCTGATGCGGTGGCTTGTGCGGCTTGTGACCCCGGCCGGCGCGGTGGTGCTGGAGCCATTCGCCGGCAGCGGCACGACCGCCGAGGCATGCGTCCTCGAGGACCGCAAGTGCATCGCGATCGAACGCGAGGCCGAGTATCTGCCGCTGATCGTGTCTCGGCTGCGCAAACCGGTGCAGCATGGGCTGTTCGGCCTGGAGGCTGGCGCATGAGCCGCACCCCCGAGAGCACCAAGGCGTACCAGGGTCTGTGCGTGGACTGCAAGACCGAGCCGCACAGCGCCGGTCGGCCCCGGTGCGAGAAGTGCCATACGAAATTCAGAAGGGGTGAGTGATGGATGATCCAGCTATCCGGGTGCTGTCGCTAGGCGCTGGTGTCCAGTCGACGGTGCTGGCGCTCATGGCGTGCGATGGCACGCTGCCTGGTCTGGATGCTGCGGTGTTCGCCGATACCGGGTGGGAACCGCCCGCAGTCTATGAGCAGGTGGACCGGCTCGCCGCCGAGCTTGCCCGCGTTGATATCCCGCTGCATCGGGTCTCATCCGGCAACCTGCGCGCGGACACCCTCGATCCGGATCACCGGTTCGTGTCGGTGCCATGGTTCACCTTGGCGCCCAAGGCTACCGAGGTGCCTGTTTATGGCGTATGCGCACCCTGCGGCGGCTCCGGCCGTGGACCATCTGACGAGCCTGATTCATGTTCGGTGTGCGGTGGCGACGGCCGTGGGTCGATCGTGGGCACCAGGCTAGCCACTGCCACTGAACGGCACGGCATGGGCCGTCGCCAGTGCACCAGCGAGTACAAGCTCAAGCCGATCAAGGCCAAGGTGCGCGAGCTGCTGGGCTACCCACACCCGACGCCGGTACCGCGAAATGTTTACGCCGAGCAGTGGATCGGCTTCTCCACCGATGAGATCCACCGCGTACGCGACCGGCTGGACGTGAACTACTCTCGGCCCCGTTACCCGCTGCTGGATCTGGGCATGTCCCGCAAGGACTGCCAGCGCTGGCTAGAGCGCGCCGGGTGGGGCCACACCGCCAAGAGCGCCTGCATCGGCTGCCCGTTCCACGGCAACGCCCAGTGGCGGTACATGTACGAGCGGCGCGACATCTGCGCGACGTGCAACCACCCCCGTGACGACCACTGGCGCGGGTTCGACGAACCGAAGGCGTGCGCGCATCTGTACAACCGGGACCAGCCCGAAGAGATCGCCGATCTGTGCATGTGTAAGCAGTTCCACTCCCTCTGGGATGACGCGGTCGATTTCGATCGCCGTATCCGCAAGGGCGGCGCCTCGGCCAACCCACTCGACGGCGAGGCGTTCCTGCACCGCTCACGAGTTCCGTTGGACCTGGCACCAATCGACCGCGTGACACGTGCCGAGTACGCCGACATGCAGCTCGACCTATTCGAGGACGGCGACCCGGACGGCTGCTCACCCTACGGCTGCCGCAGCGGCGAGGTGGCGTGATGGCTGCGCGTAAGTACATCTACCGCGTGGTTGTCGACGAGTGGCCGACCAAGGACGGCATGCCCTTCATAGACCAAGACTGGCGCTGGTGGGAGCAGATCGTCGACTACTTCCACAGCCCCGACGGCGATGACCCGTCGCCCGCCTGGCTGCCCGATATCACCGGGTACCTGGAAGACCCGGGTGACGAATGGACGCCGGCGGGTTGGGGTAACAAGCCGCGATTCACCCGCCTTGTGTGCGAACCCGGAGACGAGCCCGACTACCCGAACGGATACCGGGGCTACGACGAACAGCCCGTGATCGCCGTGCCCATCGCTCCTGCCCGCCGGTTCATGCAACGCGCCCAGCCGGACGCGGCGGCAAAACAGCTGCGCGAGTGGGGATGCAAGGCGCACGTGGAACGCGCTGCCCTCGGTGACTGGGAGGTGGCCTGATGGCTAAGTACACCTGCTCATACGACCAGTTGTTCAATGTGTTTGGCGCCCCCGGCATCCCGAATACGTACGAAGCCGTCCTACGGAAGCGCGGAAAGATAGTCGATCGCCGCACCTTCTGGTGGCGGCGGCGCGCTGAGGCCCAGTGCCTCCAATGGAAGCGGCTGTACGGCGCGAGCATCGAGGCGCGGGCGTGATGGCCGCCGATACGCCATGCAGGTGGTGCGACTCCTCACTCTCACGCTGCGACGCCGCGCGGCCTAACCGGAAATGCTGCCCGGACTGCCGACACCCCAGGCGGATTCAACGCCAACGTACTAAGGGATATCGGCTCCCAGAGGGAGCCATCTACGTCGGGCGGCCGAGCCAGTGGGGTAACCCGTACGTTGCGGGTCCAGGTCGACCACGAATGCCATGGCTGCCAGAGGGAACCGTTCTGACCGTTGAGCAGACTGTCGCCTGCTATGCCGACATGGTTCGTGGCGGTGGCCCGAACATCAACGGCGACAGGTGGCTTACCTCGCAAGTCGGCGTGATTCGCTACCTCCTGGCCGGACATGACCTCGCGTGCTGGTGCCCGCTCGATCAGCCGTGCCATGCCGACGTGCTGCTCGAAATTGCAAACACCAAGGAGGGTGCGGAGACTCGTGGCTGAGTACGGAAAGTTGTTCGCCCGGATCTGGTCTGACGGCCAGTTCACACAGCTCGACGCCCGCGAGCAACAGGTCTACGCGCTGCTGATCTCATTCAGCACGCGGAACCTGGCCGGGGTGCTGCCGTTGACGCTCAAGCGGTGGGCCAATGCGACCGCCGACGCCTCGATCGAGAACGTCACCCACGCCCTGGAGGGGCTTTCAGCAAAGACTTTTGTCGTCATCGACTGGGACACCGAGGAGCTTTTGGTGCGAACCTTCATCCGCAACGACGAGGTGTATCGGCAGCCGAATCTCATGAAGGCGGCGCTCAAATTCGCCTCCCAAGTCGAGTCTCAAGCCCTCCGGTGGGCGCTTCACGACGAACTTCTACGCCTCCCGGACCACAAAGACGCCGCCAAGACCACCGAGACGGCATACGCACTGGTAGAAGGGCTTTCGCGAACCCCTGCCGAACCCTTAGCGGAACCCTTCGGCGAAGGGTTGCCGAAACCCCCTGGTGTAGGTGTTAGTTACGTAGGTAAGGGGAACACCAGCACCCACAACGAACACCAAGCACCCACACCGGCAGCGGTGGCCATCGCCGAACCGATCGACGCCGAAAGCGCCACACCCGGGGCCGAGCTCGTCAACGCGATCATCCCGCGCGAACATCCCGCAGCGGTTAAGACCGCGCTGCGCATCCGAGCAAGCGAACTGCTCCGCAGCGGCACCCCCAAGCCGATCGTCGACGCCGCTCTCCGGCTCTGGCTTACCAAGCCGAACCTCGGGCCGAACACCCTCGCCTCGCTGGTCTCCGAAGTCATCAAGACCCGGGCCGCGCCACACCCCAACGCGCCCAACGGTCCCAGTGCCGCCGACACGAAGGTCAACGACTGGCTCGCCCTGGCCAACCCCACCGCCAACGACACCCGAAAGGCACTCGAATGAGCGATTACCTGAGCATCGCCGCCAAGGCCCTGGCCAAGTGCGCCGCATACGACCCATGGTTCCCCAAGGCCGCGCAAGCCACCGTCGCCGCGTGGGCCGAGGCCATCGCCGAGTACCGGCTCTCCGAGGCCGACGTGCTCGACGGCGTGAAGATCGCCTATCGCGACAACGGTTCCGGCTTCAAACCGCTCCCACGCGACATCGTGCAAGCCGCACGCGAGGTCCGCCGCCAACGCACCGAACGCGAGTCCAGCCAGCAGCGCGAGGCACGCGAGGACCGACTCGACGCACGCCCCGAGCTCGTCGACCACCGCCGCGAGATCACCCAATTTGCCACCACGTTTGGAGCTATCCAGTGAGTGACCTCGACATCGCATTCGACGCCGACTACTGCGGCAGTAGCCACCCCGACGGGGCGTGCGGACTGCCCAGTGGACACAAGGGACACCACGAAAACCTGTATGCCCGATGGCCTGCCGACTGGGGCTGGTGCATCGGCGGCGATCAGGGGATGCCCACCACCGAGATCGAGTACGGCATCGAGCCGAGCCCCGGCGACTGCGCGCGGTTCCACACCGACGAACTCGCGAGCGCGATCGAGGAAGTGTCCAACTACCGCGAGGGCGCCCTGATCATCACGCGCACGGTCACCTACGGACCATGGCGCTACGTCACCCCCGAGGAAATGCAGGCCACAAAATGAGCGAGCACCCGCGCCAGTACAAGCCTCGACCGCCACGCCCGAACGCCGCCCGCGGGCCCGTGGTCGCCGCCTACGCCGACAAGATCGACTACCCGTGCGAGCACTGCCACGTCGAACCGGGCAGCTGGTGCAAGACGCCTGATGGGCGCGACCAGATCGCCCCGTGCTGGAACCGCGGCGCCAAGGTCGGTGCGCGATGAGCGCCGCCGGCAAGACCCCGAAACTGGCCAACCCCAGTTCCCCCGCGGTACTGGCCGCACTGCGCATCCCGTGCCCGACATGCAAAGCCGCGCCCCAACAACGCTGCCGGGGCCTGAACTACCGCATCGTCCACTTCGCCCGCTGCACCTTCAAGGAGAACCCGTGACCATCGTCCTTGGCATCGACCCGAGCCTGCGCAGCACCGGACTGACCGTGCTGACCGATGGCCGGCCGACAGCACTGCACTCGATCGGCTACGGCGGGCACGACGGCGACTCGTATGCCACCCGCAGCCGACGCGTGCGTGCCGTGTGCCGAGCGGTGATCGAATGGGCGCTACGCGACGGCCCGCCGGATCTGGCCGTCATTGAGGGCCCGGCCTATGGCCAATTCCTACCCTCAACGTTCGACCGCAGCGGGCTATGGCACGGGCTGTACGGCGCGCTGGACGCCAAAAAGGTTCCCGTTGCGGTAGTTCCCCCGCAGACCCGCGCCAAGTGGGCCACCGGCAATGGACGGGCCGAGAAAGGCGAGGTGCTGGCCAACGTCCGCGAGTGGTTCGGGCCGCGCGTCAAGGTGCTCAACCACGACATCGCCGACGCCGCGGTGCTCGCGCTCATGGGCGCGTTCCGGCTCGGGGAGGCAATGCCGTTCATGGTCAAGGAACGTCACTACAGCGGAATGGAGGCAGCGGCATGGCCGTAAACCCCGGACAGTGGTTCAACGACATTGTCAACGAAGACCAGAAGCATCGCCGCGACCTGCGAGAGCGGGCGCTCTACTCGGCGACGCTGCTGCATTGCGAGACCGGCGACACGATGGCGATTCTTGACCGTGAGACCGCCGCCAACGACGTGCTGGCCACCGCCCAGCAGTTCTATGACTGGATCACCGAGGAGATCGAGTGACCAAGTGCCGCAAGTGCTCCCAGAAGTGCGATCTGTACCTGTGCAACGACTGCATAGACCAACTACAGGAACACCTCACCGAGATCGCCTGGCTAATAGGCGAACTGGAGATCACACTCACCGGCCAAGACGTACTCACCACCGGATCGGTCGGCCAGTCCAGCGAGGAACCCAGCCCGATTCGGTTCGATTCGCAAGGCAACCCGAACACCATCGGCGACCAAACGCGCAACGCCGTCACCACATGGGTACGTGACCTCTGCGAAACGCGGCGCATCGCATTCGAGCCGGTGCGCGTCGTCCCGTTGGACTTCATCGGACCGCTACCTGATGAACGCTGGCGGCGCCTACCCAAGCGGTATCGGCCCACCGCGGCCGACGCCGCCGAATGGCTCGCCGAGCACGTGCACGCTATCGCCGCCGACCCCGGGGCCGCGCGGTGCTTCAAGGAAATGGCCGACCTACGCGCCGGCGCGCTGCGCATGATCAACCGGCCAGACCGCCATTTCGCCGGCCCGTGCCCCACCATCAAGGCGTACTCGCGCACCGGCAAGGCGATCGAGTGCGGCAAGTTCCTGTACGCGGCCACCGACGAGCGCAGTGTGACCTGTCCGGCATGCAAGCAGCCCGTCGACGTACAGCGTAACCGTCAACGTGCATGGCGCGAGGGCGACCGGCTCACCGAGCGCATCTTGCTCAAGCGGCTCAAGGACATCGAGGAACCGGTCTCCGAGCGCCAGCTCTACCGGTGGCTCAGGCAGCGCAAGCTTGCCCCCGTGGGCTGGCTACACAAGGGCGTGTTCGTCGAGCACTACATCATGCGCGGAGATCCCCGGGTGTTCAGCCTGCGCGCGGTACGACAGCTGCGTGCCGCCGAGCTCAAGGCCGGTCAGGTCGAGACGGCGGATGCAACATCGGCGGTAGAAATTCTCCACGAAATGTCGCAAACGGAATCGGCAACCGACGACCAGCCCGAACGCGAGCAGCGCCGACACTTCTCGCGCACGTATGGGCAATCGGAACCGGCCGCCGAGGCCGAACATACTGAGGGGGTTGCGTGAGCGAGTGGGAGTGCGTGGGGCTGGCGTTCATGATGGTCACTACCGCGGCGAGCTGGGGCCTGGCGCTTGCCTGGTCGATCGAGCGGTGTGTCGTCGGCCGCTGGTGGTGGCAACCGCATGGGCCTGTCGGAGGCCAGCGGTACAACTGGCAGATGGCACGACCACCACGCGATCGGTACCCCAATGCGTGCGTCGGTGACCTTGTTGAAACCGCCACGGGCTGGGCCGTCGTCGGCCCTCTCTATTGCCCGAACTGGCACAGCGCCGAAGATCCCGGCTGGAAACACTCAACCGCAACATGCGCATGCAAGGCACGGCACTACACCTGGACATGCCACTGCGGCGCCACCACCTACGCACCCAAGCTCGGACCCCAATGCCAGATCCGAGGTGGTGGCGAAGGCGTCATGCCACCCGACCACAGCCGAGTATGACGACACACTCGCCACGCGCGCCCCGCACGTTACTTGCGTAACACGTCCTGACCTGCGACGATTGGAACTGTCGCAAGTAAACCCTGCCCAAAAAACCCCGGCCTAGCTGGGGTTTTGTCATATCCGGGGAGGCGACCTGATGCCCAGTGCACCACCGCGCGTGTGCGCTCGCTGCCACAAGCCCGCGCCCAAGGGCCGGCCCTGCTCGTGTCGTCCGGCGTGGGAAGGGTCCACCCACGACAGCGGTAACGATCGGCGCTGGCAGGGCGTGCGTGATGCCTACCTGGCCACACACCCCCTGTGCGAGCGCCCGGGCTGCCCGCGGCTGGCCGACGACGTAGACCACGTGACGCCGCTGGCTGAGGGCGGTGCCAAGTACGACCCGCGCAACTTCATGTCCCTGTGCGATGACCACCACAAGGCCAAGACCAACGCCGACGCACTGCGTGGCAAACACCGTCTACGGACAGCAAACTCGTATGCAAAGAGGCGTGCATAAATATTCAGAGGTTTATGCATGGCACATAACCCTGGTTGGCGCATAATCGCAGGTCAGAGGGGGTATGGGGGTGAATATCGCTCTGACCAGCACGTATGCGACTCGCCGCGGTATACGCACATATTTCTGCACAACTTCTACGCAAGGGGGGTCATGAATATATGCATAAACCTCATGGCATGCCAGCAAATGGCCTCCCCGTACAGCAAATAGGTGGTGAGTGATGCCCGCGCAGCAGCCAGCGAAACTGCTCTTGCTCAATGGTCGCGGTGAGGGCCAGGACAGTGCAGGTCGGCCGGTTGCGCAGCCCCCGGCGTTCAAGCGCCTGGCGCCGAATCCTCCGTCGTGGCTGTCGCGCGAGGCAAAGGCCGAGTGGAAGCGCGTTGCCCCTGGTCTGGTGCGTCTTGACCTGATCAAGCCGGAGGACCGTGCGACGTTGGCGGCCTACTGCGAGACGTGGTCGCGGTTCGTTGCGGCGACCAGGGATGTGAACGCGAACGGGATCACGGTGCGCAATGAGTCGACCCGCAAGGACGGCAGCACGTCGGTGTGGTGGACGAAGAATCCCGCGGTGGCAGTCGCCGAGCAGGCGTCAGCACGGTTGCTGCAGTTCGCGAACCACTTCGGTTTGACGCCGGCGGCCGAGCGCAACGTGTCCAAGCGAGACGACGATCGTGGCGAGTTCGAGGCGAACCCCTTCGCGGGCGCAGCCGCCGACGACGACTGACAGCCCTTGGGCTGACGCTGATCTCGACGCACTCAAGCTCAGCCCAGAGGTTGCGTGGTACCTCGAGTCACGCGGCTATCCGGTCCCTGACTGCCCGCCGCTGATCAAGACGCCGGAGCCGCGGGAGGTTCCGGGGGCCCGGTTCGACCCGGAGCGTGCCGACAAAGTAGTTGCTGCATTCCGGCAACTGCGGCACACCAAGGGTAGATTCGCTGGTCAGCGATTCGATCCTGACGTGTGGCAGGTGGCGTACATGATCGCCCCGGTTGCTGGCTGGGTGCACAAGTCGCTGGACTCGGGGAACTGGGTACGCATCATCACGATCGCGTACTTCGATATGCCGCGTAAGAACGGCAAGAGCACTACGGCGTCCGGGTGGGGCATCTACCTGACGGCGGCCGACGGAGAGTTCGGCGCACAGGTGCTCGCCGCGGCGACGACTCAGGAGCAGGCCGGGTTCGTATTCGAGCCAATCCGGCAGATCGTGAACAAATCGCCGGGTCTCAAGCGGCATCTGCGCGCATTGGCCAAGAAGATCACGCACGCGGCGTCTGGTTCGTACTTCAAGCCGATCGCCAACGCGGGCGACGCGCAGCACGGCGCGGACATTCACGGCGCGATCGTCGATGAGTTGCACCTGCACAAGGACATGGTGCTGATCGAGGCGCTGGAGACCGGCACCGGCTCTCGTGAGCAGCCGCTCATCATCTACATCACGACCGCGGACGCTGGGCGCCGGCACACGCCGTATGACGAGAAGCGCTCCCTGATCGAGAAACTGGCCCGCGGGGTGCTCAAGCGGCCGACGACATACGGCGTGGTCTTCGCCGCGGAGAAGCCCGAATACGAAAACGGCAAGCTCGTCAAGGGCGACGACCCGTTCGCCGAGTCGACCTGGCGCAAGGCCAACCCCGGATACGGGACTAGCCCGACGAAGCGATACATGGTCGAGGCTGCGGAGAAGGCGAAGGACAGCCCGGCCGAGCTGGCTCGGTTCCTGCGGCTGCACTTGGGTATTCGGACCAAACAGGAAACCCGGTACCTGAACGTCGAGGACTGGGACGCCAACGCATCGATCGTGGACCTGTCCCGGCTGGCTGGCCGCCAGTGCTACGGCGGGCTGGACTTGGGCTCGACATCGGACCTGACGGCGCTGGTGTGGGTGTTCCCGACCGAGGACGGCGCTTTCGAGGTACTGGCCCGGCATTGGGCGCCAGAGGATTCCATCGCGGCGCTCGACGAGCGCACCGCGAACGCAGCATCGACGTGGGTCAAACAAGGCTGGCTGACGACCACCCCGGGCAACGTCACCGACTACGACTTCATCGAGGCGCAGGCCGGCCGGGACCGTGACGAGTTCCTGGTGCAGGAGATCGCCTACGACCGCTGGAACGCCAACCAGCTGATCAACAACCTGACCAGCGACGGCGCCCCCATGCTCACCATGGGCCAGGGGTTCGCCTCGATGAGCGCGCCGACCAAGGATCTACAGCGGTTGATCCGCATCGGCGCCCGCACCGACGAGAACGGTTTACCAATCAAGCCGATGATCCGCCACGGCGGCAATCCGCTGTTGCGCTGGGAGATTGACAACTTCGCGGTGGCCATGGACCCGGCCGGAAATGTGAAGCCAGACAAGGCCAATGCTGGCGACAAGATCGACGGCGTGGTGGGACTGATCATGGCGCTTTCGCGTGCGCTGGCTGCCCGTGAGGTGGCGGGCACGAGTGCCTACGAAGACGAAGGGCTGATGATTGTTTAAACGTCGCTACGCGGCCGGTGGTCGCAAGGTGTTGGTGAACCTGTTCAGTGGCAACGCAATTGAGGGTGTGTGCACCTTTGATGGCCGCGCGGGGATGATCCTGCGCGGCGCCGTAGTCCACGAGCCGGGTGTCGATCACGCCATACCGGCCGACGGTGAGGTTCGCATTGATCGGGCCAATGTCGACTATGTGCAGATGCTCTGAGAGGCGGTGTCATGGCGTTCGTCGTCTCTGAGGGCTCGGTGCGGGGTATGTCCCGCCCGAGCGTTACACCCATCCGGGCTATTGAGCTGTCGCCATGGGTTGCGATGGACTATTTCGAGTTGTGGCGCAAGCAACCATCGGTGCGACGCACGGTGTCGTTCCTGGCCCGTAACATCGCCCAACTCGGCATCCATACGTTCGAGCGCCGCGGCGACAACGACCGCAAGCGCCTGACCGATCACGCGCTGGCGCGACTGCTACAGCAGCCCAATAGTTTCACCACGCGCTACCGGTTCCTGAACACATTGGTGCACGACTTCGCGATCTATGACTGCGCGTACTGGTGGAAGATCAAGACCGCGCTCGGACCACGGCTGGTGCATCTACCGGCGCCGCTGATCACGCCGAAGGGCGACAACTGGCTTACCCCTGAGCAATTCGAGTTTCGGGGTACCAAGAGCACGAGACTGATACCGGCCGACGAGGTGGTGTACTTCCGCGGCTACGGCGGCATTTCCGATGCAGGAGTGTCCCCGCTGGAATCGCTGCGGCAGATCTTGCGCGAGGACTGGACCGCCTCGGAGATGCGCGACCAGATCATGCGCAATGGCGCCCGGCACTCCGGGTACATCTCGCGTCCCAAGGTGCCCGATGCCCCGAAGTGGTCAGAAGAGGCCAAGGCGCGGTTTAAGCGTGAATGGCAGTCCGAATACGCCGGCGCGACGGCCGCCAATGCCGGCGGAACTCCGTTACTTGAGGACGGTATGACGTTCGTTGCGGCATCGCAGACGGCGAAAGACTTGCAGTACATCGAGTCTCGCAAGCTCACCGATGAAGAGGTTGCGCGGTCGTACTTCATCCCGCCGCCGATGATCGGAATTCTCGACCATGCGACGTTCTCGAATATCGAAGAGCAACACCAGATGTTGTATCAGGACACTCTCGGACCGTGGCTGACGATGATCCAAGACGAGATCGCGCTACAGCTGCTCCCTGATTTCGAGAGCAAGCCCGAGAAGTTCTACGTCGAATTCAACCTGATGGAAAAGCTCAGCGGGAACGTCGAGAAGCGCGACGCCTCAATCACTCAATCCGTTGGCGGCCCATGGCGAACCATCAACGAGGGCCGCTCGCTGGCCAACTTGCCGCCCGTGGAGGGTGGCGACGAATTGATTCGACCGCTGAACGTCACACAGAACGGTGATCAAGACCCGATCCCGGCCGATGAGGCGCCGACACCAACCATGACCCCGACGGAGAAACCGCCGGCCGACGAAACCGAGCAGGAGGACTAATGCTCACCAAGAACACCTCTATCGGGCAGGTCAAGGCCGGTCCCGACGATGGGCTCGAAGAAGGCGAATTCATCGTCTACCCATCAACATTCATCAAGCAGCCTGACAGCTACGGTGACATCGTTGCCCCGGGCGCTTTCCTCAAGACCATCGCGACGTGGAAGAACTCGGGCATGGTGCTGCCCGGTCTGTTCGGTCACCGGATGGACGACCCCGATTTCTACGTGGCCGGCCACAAGGACATGGGCGAGGACGAGCACGGCTGGTGGGTCAAGGGCGTGTTCGATCTCGAATCACCGAAGGGTCCCCACGTCTACCGGCTGGTCAAGGGCCGCAGGCTCAATCAGTTGTCCTTCGCCTACGACACGATCGACCAGGCGGGTGTGGAACTCGAAAACGGTGTGCGCGCCAACGAATTGCGCGAGCTGAAAGTTTACGAATTCTCATTCGTGCCCATCGGCGCGAACCAAGACACCTCTGTGGTGGCAGTCAAGTCGATCATCGACCTGATGTCGCATGAGGTCAAAGCTGGCCGCGTGCTGTCGGCCAAAAACGAGAGCGCACTACGCGAGGCGCACACCGCGATCGGCGGCGTGCTGTCGGCTCTCGAAAGCACATCAGACGAGGAAAAGGCCAGCGGCAATGGTCCGTCTCGCCAAGCGCCGGAAGCGGATACGCAGCCGGGCCAGCCGCGCGAGGCCAGCCAGAAGTCGTCCGTCGACACCTCGGCGCTGGACAGGCTCGCCGCGGAATTCGCGCTGAGCACCTAACCAACCCAAGGAGAAAGATCGACATGACGACACTGCAAGAGAAGCTGGCACAGCTCCAGAAGGACGGCAACGGATTCCTGGCCAAGGCCCGGGAGATCGCCGAGAAGCACGGCCAGGGCGGTCAGTCCGAATGGCCCGAGACCGATGTCACCGAATACAACGACCTGATGGGCAAGGCCACCCAGGTTTTGGATCAGATCAAGGTCACCAAGGCCGACATCGCGGTCATCGACCAGGCCAAGGCGCTGGGCGAGCAGATCGGCACTCCGATCGAGACCGGCGACGGCGGCGACTACAAGGCCAAGGCGTCCAACCTCGGCATGACGGTCGTCAACTCTCCCGAGTTCAAGGCCATGCTGTCCCCGTTCACCCATAACGGGCAGATCAGCATCCCCAAGGGCTCGCACCTGTCCTCGGCCCCGATCGCGGTCAAGTCGCTGATCACCGGCGCCTCGTCGACCTCCGGCGGCGCGTTCGTGGTCAACGAGCGCACCGACATCGTGGAGATGCTGGGCCGCAAGGAACTCAAGATCCGCGACCTGATCTCGACGCGGCGCACCGGTAGCGACACGGTGGAATTCGTGCGGCAGACCAGCCACACCAATGCTGCCGACGTGGTGCCTGAGGCAACCAGCTCGGCGCGGCCGACCGCCCCGGGCACCGCCGGCCCGACCGTCAACGTCGCAGGTGGCGGCTACAAGCCCGAGGGCTCGTGGGCATTCGAGATCGTTTCGACCACGGTCAAGACGATCGCCGAGTGGGTGCCGATCACCAAGCGCGCTCTTGCCGACGTGGCTCAGCTGGAGGGGCTGATCAACGATGAGCTGAGCAAGGATGTCGCGGAGAAGGAAGAGGACCAGATCCTCAACGGTTCCGGGTCCGGGGAGAACATCGCCGGCATCAACAACACCTCGGGTATCCAGACCCAGGCGTGGACAACGGATTTCTTCACCACGACCCGCAAGGCCGTGACGAAGGCCCGCCACGTCGGCCGGGTCAACCCGAATGCGTGGGTGTTCAACCCGGCCGACGCCGAGGCGCTGGACCTGCTCAAGGATGGCGAGGACCGCTACTACTACGGCGGCCCGTTCGCGATCAGCAACCGCACCCTCTGGGGTATCCCGGTGATCGAGTCCGAGTCACAGGCCGAAGGCACCGGCCTACTGGGCGATTACAAGAAGGCCGTGCTGTGGGACCGCGAGCAGACCACGGTCACCATGACCGACTCGCACGAGGACTTCTTTGTGCGCAACCTGGTCGCGGTGCTCGGCGAGGAGCGCGTGGCGTTCGGCGTGACCCGCCCGCCCGCGTTCGTGTCGGTGGATCTGACCGCCTAAATGGCACTGATCGGAGTAGAGGCCGGGGATGGTCCATCGTGGCTGTCCCCGGCCCCACCTCAAGGAGGACCAGTGAAGAAATACAACGTGGTGGTCAACGGCGTGCACACGACGCTGTTGCTCAACGACGAGGACGCCCAGCGACGCGGCCTCCTTCCGGCGGCCAATAAGCCCCCCGCGGCCAAGGCTGCCAAGGCGCCGGCCAACAAGGCCCGGCCCGCTGCGGCGGACAAGCAGGCGTAACAGTGCTCGACGCAGCCGCACTGGCGCAGTACACCAAAGGCCGTCTGGCCGTCGATGATTCGGAGACCGGCCGGAACCTGGCGGCCGGGCTGGCTGCGGTCCAGCGCTGGTGCGGCTGGCACGTCACCCCGGTCAAGCAAGAGCGCGAAGTGGAACTCGACGGGCCCGGGGGCCCGCTGCTACGGCTACCGACCCTCCGGGTCGTCGAGTTGATCAGCGTCACCGAAGACGGCGTAGCCCTGAGCCTGAGCGCCCTGGAATGGTCCAAAACCGGTTTGGTGCGCAAGAAATCGGGGGCGCCATGGTCGAGCAGCCTCGGCGCGATCACGGTGAAGATGAATCACGGATTCGCCGAGGCCGCCGATTTCGAGGCCGCGGTGCTCTCGTACGTCGACCGCATGTCGCAGACCCCAGACGGCGGCAAGCCCATCGCCGTTGGGCCGTTCCGATGGGCCGAAGAGAAAACCGCGGCAGGGTCCGCGTTTTCCATGGCAGAGCTGTCGATCCTGGACCTGTACCGGCTGGAGCCGCAACCGTGAGCGAGCAGGTGATCCGCCACCGCGGCGCCGGCCGCGACGAGAACGGTCAGCTGACCCCGGCAACCGACACCGCCCTGACGGCCGTCGCCGTGGCACCCGGCAGCGGCTCGCAGACCGGGCAGGGACACCGCCAAGAGCGGGCGCGCAGCGGCGAAGACATCGCGTGCACGGTCTACTTCAACCCCGGCACCGACCTGATCAACAGCGACGAACTGACGGTGCGCGGCAAGCGGTATCCGATCATCGTCAACGACTGGCTTCTCTCAGGGCGCGGTGGCCTGGAGGTGCTGTGCTCCCGGGGGCAAGGCTGATGGCGTTCGAACTCGACCGCGACGGCGGCGCCGAAGTACTCAAGGAGCTTTCCGCCGCTGCGATCAAGGATCTGGCAGACCAGATTGCCGATGACATCGGCGAGGGCGCCAAGGTCAAGATCTACACCACCGACCGCGCCGCGGCCACGGTGAGTGTGCCGGCCGAGATGCAGGCCAAGGATGGCGTGCTCACTCGTGCCGCCGCGGCGGCCGGACTGCAGGTGCGGCCCAAACCCGCCACAGAGACGCGCAATCGCGGCAAGAGCCGCAAGGCGCGGCCAGAGGCGACACCCGCGGAGGCGAAGGCCTCCGGCGACGCAAACGAAGCATGGGCAGCTCGGCGGCGCGCACAACGCAAGGCTGCCCAGTGACGCTGCCCGCGGTGCGAGAGCCCGTCGACGTTGCGCGGCTGATCAAGGACTGGCTCAAGGCCGACATGGCGGCCCGGTTCCCTGAGCTGTCGGTGCGGCTGGAACTTCCGGCCGATTGGGTGCTGGGCTCAGATCCGGTGCTGCTGGTCGCCGATGACGGCAATGACGGCACGTTGGATATGTGGCCGGCGGCTACCGCACCGATCATCCGCGTCACGTCGTGGACATCGGGCCGCGAGACCAAGTACGCCTACGCCGCGATGCCCCGCTTGCTCACCACCCGGATTCCCGGCCTCGCCGCGATCCTGCCCGGCACCGCGTTCCTCGAGGCGCGCGACTCCAAGACCGGCGGTGACCTGATCTCGTTCACAGTGCGCACCCGAGCACGCACCCGATAACCGCGCAGAACGCGCACCGATCAACCCCGTCAAATCTGGCGGGGTTTTTTGTTGGCCCGCAAGGGCTCTGGAGCCCTTAAGGAGGGAATCAACAATGGTTGCGACAATCAATCCCGATGCCACCGTCATCCCGGACAAGGCCGAGGTCTGGCTGATACTCAAGCAGGATGTCCCAGGCAACAGCATCGCCGCGAAGATCCTGACGAACGCCACCGAGGACCCCGGGGCCAAGGGCTGGGAGTTCTCCGGCCTGATCGACGACAAAAAGGGCATCCCGCTCGACCCGTCCGGCGAGGTCAAGGAATACGACGGGTTCGGACATCCGAACTTCCGTACGAAGTTCCGCAAGGGCAAGCTCAAGAGCGGTTTCACCGCCCTGGAGTACAACGCCGTTACCCGCAAGGTGGTCCTGCCCGGGTCTACACCGGACAAGCTGGGCATCCCCAAGGATGTTCAGATCTATGTGCTGTACAGGTACGTCGATGAGGACATCACCCGCGTGTGGGTGGCGCTGCGCCCGGCGCTGGCCGAGCTCAAGAGCCACGGCGGCATTGTCGACGGCGAACTGTCCTTCGCGGAAATCACCGTGCATCACACCGCCGACGCGAACGGAGACGTGTTCAAGTACCTGGACAGCAGCACCGCCGATGATGTCACCAAGACCTTCACTATCGGCGCGGGCGTGACTGCCTACACGGCGACGGTGGGTGATGACACCACGGTCTCCCTCACGGCGAAGACGGCGTACGCGTTGCAATCCGCGTTGCGGGACTTGGACTCTGTGCAGGCACTCGATGCGCCCGGCGTGACCGTCGAGGGCCCCGACGGCGGTCCGTTGGTGGCCACCTTCACCGGCCCGGTCCCCGCGGTCTCGGCGACCGGAACCGGCGGCACCGTCACCGTCTCGTAGCGATAGCACCCGCCCCGGACACGAACCGACTCCCGCGTCCGGGGTGGGGCTCCACCTTCGCGAGTCGGACCCGCCCCATAGTCAAGGAGTCGAACATGACCGCACCACGTAAGAGCGCACCGCGCAAGGCAGTTCCCGCCCATGCTCCCAAGCCGCAGGATCGCAAGGCCAAGAAGAGCGCGGCGATTCGTCAAGCCGAGGCCGATGGATATGTAGACATCGAGCAGAACGGGATCACGTTGCGAATCCCATTCGGGGAAGCCGTGCCTCTGGAGGCCTATATGAAACTCAAGGACGGCGACGAACTGGGCGGAACCGAGTTGCTTCTCGGGGCCGAACAGTGGGCGGCGTTCCTGGCAACCAGCCCGACCGTGGGAGATTTCGCCGCAATCGGCGCCAAGCTGCTGGAGCTGTCGGGGGAATAATCGGCCTCTTGAGTCTGCTCGACGAGCATGGCGACGAGATAGAGGCCGACCTAGCCCAGTACTACAACGGACTTGATCTCACCGACTTGTACCGCGGCGCACTGTCTATCCGCCGTCTCGGTGTCCTGGTCCGTCAACTGCCGCCGCATTCGCGCACGGTAGCGGCCGTCAACGACGGTCAGCCCGGATGGACGATCACCGATCACCTGATCGCCGACGTGTGGGCGGCCATGGTCAAGCTACTCGGCGATCAGGACAAGACGCCCGCCGACATCGACCATCCGACGCGCGCCGCAATGGTCGCCAAAGCCGTTGCCGCAGCTAAGGAAGCGCTCAAGGCAATGTTCCTCAAACGCAAGAGCGGATATGTCAAGTAGCTACCTATCTGTGAAACCTGTTGTGGAGGTGAGACATACGTGACGACCATCGGGTACGCGACACTCCAGATCATCCCAGCACTGCGGGGCGTAACCGAGGCGATCGACCAGCAGATCGACGGCAAGGTCGTCAGCATTCAGATCGCTCCCAAGGTCGATCAGAAGGCCGCCGACACTGCGGGCAAGCAGGTCAAGGACACCATCGAGAAGCAGACCACCGATGTTGCAGTCAAGCCCAAGGTCGACCAGCCCGCCGCGGAAACCGCAGGCAAACAGGCCAAAGAGACGGTCGAAAAGCACACCGGCGATGTCAAGGTCACCCCGAAAATCGAATCGGCGGCGATGGTCAGCGCGGGTGCCGAGGCTGGCGAGCGGGCGGGCCGCGCCATCGGCGAGCAGATCGCCAACACCATCCCGGCCGGAATGGGCGGCATTGCAGGGTCGGTCGGCAACATTCTGCGTAGCGCTCTGCCGGGCCTGGGCTCGGTGGTGGGCGCCGGGACGGGCGCAGCGATCGTGACGGCGATCCTCGATAAGGTCAGCAGGGGCAACTACACCAAGGCCGGTGAGTCCATCAAGGCCAGCCTTGTTGGCGCGGTGGACAAGGCCAACGTCGGCACTGATATCGCCATCCGGCTGGGTAATTCGCTCTCTGGCGGCCTATCCAAGGCGTCCGACAAGATCACCGCCGTCACTGGCTCGATCACCGGCAGAATCAGTGAAGTCGGCAATGCGCTGACCACCACCAAGGAACTGATCGGCGGCGATGACGCCTGGGGTGCAGGGGCGATCGACACGCTGAACAACGCCCTGGGCACGGCAACCCCACTGCTGGAGGGGATGAATGCTGCTGCGGTGCTGGCCTCTGCTGGGGCGAACGCTATCGCGTTGGGCACCAAGGCTGCTGCTGCTGCGCAACGGTTGTGGAATCTAGCGATGACTGCCAACCCCATTGGCTTGGTGGTGACCGCTATTGCCGCGTTGGCTGCTGGAATCATCTACGCGTATAACCACTCTGAGACTTTCCGCAAGATCGTTGACGCCGCGTGGGCGGCGATCAAGGTTGCCGCGCAGGCGGTCGTGAAATGGTTTATGGACACCGCCTGGCCGCTGCTCAAGCGGGTGTGGGAAGGCATCGGCGACGGCTGGAGTTGGCTGGTCACCAAGGCTGGCGAGGTCTGGACCGGCGTCAAGGAGAAGTTCACGGCCATAGTCGATTTCGTCAAAGGACTGCCAGGTGCTATCACCAACGCGGCCAAGGGTATGTGGGACGGGCTTAAGAACGGCCTGGTGGCGGTGCTCAACTGGATCGGCGATAAGTGGAATGCGGTCGCCGACACGCTGTCTATCGAGGTCGGTGGCACCAAGATCAGTGCGATACCGCACATGCCCAAGTTCGACGGTGGCGGCTACACCGGCAACGTGCCGGCCCAGCAGATCGCGGGCGTGGTTCACGGCGATGAGTTCGTGATCAAATCCAAGTCGCGCAAGGGGATTGAGAACGCCTACCCCGGACTGCTGGACTACCTGAACAACCAGGGCAAGTTGCCTGGATACGCAGGCGGTGGCCTGGTCGCCGGGACTGCGCAGCTGCGCAAGATCATCAGCGAGCGATTCGGAATCTCCGATATCGGCGGCTGGCGGCCGGCCGACAAGTACGGGGAGCATTCCACTGGCCGCGCGCTGGATGTGATGACCAGTAACAAGGCCAAGGGCGATGCGGTCAAGGACTTCGCCGTCGACAACGCCTCGGCTATCGACCTGAAATGGGCGATCTGGCAACAGAAGCTCTGGTACCCGGGCGGAAGTTCGCAGAAGATGGACGACCGCGGCAGCCCGACGCAGAACCACATGGATCACGTGCACATCTTCTCCGGGCCCGGTATCACCAACGGTCTGCTCGGCGCGCTCAAGTCCAAGGGCGCCGAGACGGGGCAGGGCGTAGCCGCGGGCGTCAACCCGCCCGTCGGCGACACCACGGTCTCGTCCGGTGGTACGGAATCGGTGAGCGCAGCACCGAGCGGTGGCACATCATCCACCGGCGGTAGTGGTTTTGCGCTGCCGTCCTCCATCTCCGGGCTCTCGGGGATCGGGCTGGCCGGTATGGGTGTCAAGTCGCAGGTACCCGGTCAGCCAGAGCGCACATTCGAGCTCGGCAACGCAGCCGCGGCGGCGGTCGGCGGACAGGTGTCCTCGGCACTCGGGGTGCTCGGCGTTGGCGATTCGCCGGGCTGGCTCAAGGGAATCTCTCAATTCGTCAGCGGCATATCCGTCGGTGGTGGCGGGTCCGGCGGTGGCCTTGGCGGCGCACCCGAGGGAGCGGGCCCCGGCAGCAGATTCGGCGGCGCGACCCCCATTGCCGCGTCGGCCAATGTGCCGGCGCCCGCAGCGCTTCCCGCGGGGGCGGCCCACGGCACGCAGGCCGGGGCACAGCCCGGCCCGGTCTTCAACACCACAATCAGCGCATTCAACACCAGCGATGCCGTGTCGATTATGCGGCAGCAACAAAACGAAATGGCGGCAGCGAAATTGAGTAGGTACTGATGGCGGTCGCGACGATCACGCTGGAATCGTCCAACGGTGACTCGGTGGTGGCGCCGATGGTGGTGTCCGCGCCGACCGATGACATCTATCTGCGCGATGACTTCATCGTGCTCGACGTAGACCCGAAGGGCATGTACGACACCGGCTTTACGATGCGCACCCAATCAGGGGCATTCCAGCCCGGCGGCCGGCCGGTCGGCGAAGAGGTGCCGATCCGCACTCCAATTCTGCCGTTCTGGCTGACTCCAGCGTCCCGCCCTCGGTTTCAAAAGCTCTGGGGCACCCCGTACAACCTGCGCAAGGTCAAGTGCACGTGGAACGGCCCATCGGGTCCACGTTTCCTGTATTTGAAGCTGGCCAAGGAGATTCTGTACACCACCGAGGATGGTTTCGACGCCGATATCGACAAGGTCTATCACGCGGTGGTCTCGGCACACGCCTACAACCCGATGTACGAAAGCGCCGAGGATGTTGCCGAGTGGACCAATCCTGGGAACTTCACCGTGTACAACGCCGGCTCATCGGGCACCTACAAACTCGGATATGCCCATGGGGCGACCGTGGATAAGACCGCGGCCCTGGCGGTCGACGCGGACATTGCCACCATCCAATCCGCGCTGGAGGCACTGCCATCCCTCGGCGTCGGCAACGTCACGGTGACAGGCACGCCCAAGCAATTCACGGTCCGCACCCCGATCACCTGCCCCGGCATGCTGACCGTCGACGGCGGCGGGCTAGCGCCCCTGGCGTTCTCGATCACCCTCGGCACGCTGTCGTACACCATCACCATCGGCGGCCAGACCACCGCGCCAATCTCATTCATCTCGTCAGCGACCTCGATTCGGCAAGCCATCGAGCAGCTTTCCAATATCGGAACTGGCGGGGTCTCGGTCACCGGCACCTTCTTCGGGTACGTGCTCTCGTTCACCAGCGGACCGCTGGCCGGGTTTCTGACGGCGCTGTTCACGGGCAAGACCACCGCTGTTGCGCCGGTGATCCGGGTGGTGGCCAATCCGAACACCGGATGGTTCGACGTGTGGAATCCCACCGATCAAGACCTGTGGCCCGAATGGGAACTCGATCCCGCCGTTCAATGGCAGTTCCCGGACTTCGCGTTCGGTCAAGAGCGCAAATGGAACCGCCCGGTGGGGGCTGATGCGGCGCGCATGATCGTCACCCCGCAGCTGACCCAGATGTTGTCCGTGATGTCCGACCCGTTCATGGACACCTACCTCAGCGCCGATCTGTCGAACGCGGCCGGCCTGTTCAACGGGGTTGAACCGCTCTACCCGGTACCCCAATACACCGGCACCGCCGATGACCCGGTGGTGGTGCCGGTCGTGTGCCAGGGCCCCTCGGGCGCCAAAGCCACCTTGCGACAGCGCCGTTTCTGGTCGGCGGAAAGCGGACTCGAGGCGTGAGGGTTCCCGCGGTCGCCTTGCACCTTGTGCCCGGCACACCCACAACCGGGCTGTGGTGCGAAATCTGCCTGCTGCCCAGTCGGTACGAGGTGGCGATATACGCGTTGGTCGGTGACAGTGCGCCGATCAACGTCGGAACCTTCAACGGCTGCGACGGGCACGGAGCATGACGGTCGCCACGTTCGCCGAGCCGTTCACCGGCACCGATCACGACGACTTCGCGGCGTGGGCACGGGAGGTGCGCGAGTATCGCATTGAGCGCGCCTACGACCCGCCGCACATCGAGCTCTACGACGGCGATTGGGTCTATCGCGGCACCGTGCGCGGCGAGCTGGGCGGGCGGGTCAATCCGATCGTCAACCAGACCGGCACCATTTCGCTGCGCCTGCCTATCGATCTGGATGACCGCCGCGGCACGTGGCCGGCGTTCTGGGCGCTGGACGAAGAGGCTCGCGGTACCAGCAATATCCACGTGATCGTCGAGACGATGGGCGCCCGCATCGGCGGCCGGATGAAAGCCAAAGACGGTGTGCATATTGAGCGTGGGCCCACCGGAGATGTGGTGGTCATCGACTTCCTGGACGACATCGAAGAGCTGAAATTCGTTCACACAGCGGGTAATCCGTTCCTACCGTTGTCACTCATCCAGCAGCCGAAGGCATGGATGCTACTCGCGCAGGCTGATCACGGAATCCTGCTGACGATGGCCGCGAATCTACTTCGGTTGCAGCTGAGCAACATTGATATCGGTACCCTGTTCAAGCTGCTCGACCCGGCCAACTGGAACATTCCCGAGCTGGTCGACATATTCCTCAACATCTGGCAGCAGTCGCAAATCGTCATCGTGCCACGCACGTTCGGCGATTCGGTGGCCCCGCTGTCGCTGGTCGTCGGCAGCATCAAGACATCGATCTTCGACGTGGCCGCGCCGATCATGGAAGACGCAGAGCTGCAATGGGATCTGCGGCGCTGGAAGACCGGCGACCCCGAACCGTGGCCGGGCGCAGGCACCAACTGGCGCAACGGCACCCTGTTCGTCCGCATCGTCGACAAGTCAGGGTTCCGCACCGGCACATCCATCGGCGGCAACCTGGCCACGGGCCTGACCCGAACAATCGCCGATGTGCTGTCGAACCATGTCGAGGACAGCTACGACCTGTTCACCGGGGACACGATCGACGAGACCGGCTACCGGCTGCCCGGCATCCTCGGCACGCAGGCCGCCCATCCATACGTGGTGTACCGCGACGGCGATATCACCGGCATCCAAACATCGAACTTCTCGCGTTCGCCCGGCGGCGCTGGCCGTATCACAGTGGGCGGCCAGTCCATGCCAGGTGTCAACGAATTGATAAGTGCCGCAATCCAATACGGCGGCGATGTGCTCGGCGACAACATCTCGGCAGCGATCAGCGCGGGCGTTGGCTTCACAGTGTCGGTCGGCTCCCTCGGCGGTGCTATCGATTCGTTCCTCAACCCGATCTACCGAGACTCGATCCTGGCGCACATGTCGGTTCCACTGCTGCTGCGGACAAGCCGACAGGGCTGGGGCCACTACCTGGAGACCACCAGCACCAACGTCACCCAGGCATTCACCGCGGCCAGCGTGATGGACCTGCGCAGGCGCCGGCGCGAGACCGACCCCGACACCGCGTTCACGCTGACCGTCGCCAACGCCTCCCCGTGGCTGATCGGCGACAACGGCTTTGGGCACTGGTGGAACGGAGATCGGGTCGGCGGCACCAGCAAGTACCTCATGCCGCGGGTATTCGTGCGCCGCTGCCGCTCCCTGGACATCACCTGGGGTCAGGGCAGAGCGCTGGCAGTCGAGGGCACCTTCGGGGACACCCGCCAGGAAAAGGACGCGATCGAGCGAATGGCCGAACTGATGAGCCGCACCATGAGCGGCCTACAACAGATAGGACTGTGGTGACAGAGGGTATCTCGCCCGAAGAGGCAAAAGCACTGGCCGACAAGGTTGTCGAGTCCGAGTTCATTCCGAAGAAGATCCCGGCCGCCGATGACATCGACGGCCAGGTCAAGGCCCTGGGCGGTGCGCTGGCCTCGGCGCTGCTGACTGCGACCGAGTTGCCGTTGACGGTGATGCAGCCAGTTGTCGCCGACCTGGCCGCCCAACTGGTAGCACTCGGCATCCGCCAGACCGAGCACATTGACCCGACCGCGGTGCACGCGCCGGCCTGGATCACCGATGGGGTACGCCAGGAATCGATCAAGCTGCCCGAGCAGCCCCAGCACACCGAGGCCGATCCGCATGTGGAGATGACCGCCACCGCGCCCAAGTGCCCCAAGCGCATACCCAAGGCAGCCCGGGCGGTGCGGCGTTGACCACACCCGGCGGTGTGTCCAACCTTCCCGTTGGCGCACTGACAGTCGAGACTCTGGCTGAGAAGCTGCAGGACTTGACGCCCGCGGCGATGCGCAATCGCGCCGCCGAACGCATGCCCGGCACGTTCCACGGCTCCACCGGCGGTGACCCGCTGCAAGACCTGACGCCGTTCGGGATCTTGACGAAGCTGTTCGCCGGATTCAATTCCCACGTCGCCAACGCTGACCCGAACGACATCCAGGGCCCCGAAGACCTGCCCGGCCTACTGGTCGACTTCATCGAAAGCCTGCCCGTCGTCGGCCAGTTCGTCGGCCTGGCCGAGGCGATCATGGGCACCTACGACGGCGACGACGAGACACTGTTGGCGATTCAACAGATCTTCATGCCGATACGCCGACTGCTCCAGCTCGCCTCTGGACAGGACGTTGGCTGGCCCACCCTAGAAGAGATTGAAGAGGGTTGGGGCAACCTGTTCGCGGCTATCGCCAAGGCGGTCAGCCAGTTCTTCAAGGGCGTCATCCCCGCGGCTTGGGTTGCTGATGTCCAGAAGGATCTGACCGACGGTGCCGGCGGATTCACCGACCCGTCGGTGGTCGACGATAACCCGGACTGGCACTACGACGCCGCGCAGAACGGGCACCTGTCGGGCAAGTCGATCTACGTCAACGCCGACGGCCATCTGTACGCGATCAGCGTCAAAGACCCCTTCGAGGTGGCGCCGGGCCAGACCGTCGATATGGCGGCCTCGGCGATGTGGCAGGGCCTCACGGCCACTGCGGGGTCCAATCCGATTCGGTTGTGCATCACGCCGTTCGGCCCGGACGGCACCAAGTTGCCCGATATCGTCATCAAACAGATTCAGCCGGTGGCCGCGGACTCGGCATGGATACGTGCCAGTCTGACTGGCTCATGGTCCGTCCCGGCCGATGGTTCGATCAAGTGGGCGACCGTGACGTTGGTGGTCACCGAGGGCGCCTCGGGTGGGCCGGTGCATTTCTCGAACGTCGCCTCGGCGATGTCGAATCTGGGGCCGGTGCTTGGTAAGTTCAGATCGTTCTTCGATGCCATTGGTGGACAAGCCAACTCGGGTATCACGCAGTTCGAGCAGCGATTCGCCGCGATCACCGCCGACGGCAAGATCACCGCTTCGGAACTGTTGGGCCTAATCGGTCTGGGTAACATTCCGACGTTGCCGCAGTTCAAGATTCAAGACCTGGAAACCACCTTCAACCAGCTGTCCGACATCTACAACGGTTTGGTGGTAACGCCGATCAACGGGTTTGTCGCGGCCATCGCGACGTGGTTCGGAGCCAACAAGAACAAGACTCAGAAACTCACCAGCGGCGGAACCCTGGCCGTCGGAGATGTCGTCGGCAATTTCGACATGAGCCGGGTCAACGATCTGGTCAGCAACCTCGGCGACATCCTGTCCGGGGTCAAGGACGGCGCCGATGGGGTGGGCACCGGCACCACGGGCGCCATCGGGGACCGCATCAACCAAGCCAAGGACTCGCTACTGGCGCTGCTGGGCCTGTCGCAGGACGCCCTCAAAAGCGCTATCGCCGCACAGACCACGTTGCAAGAGCAGGAGACCGAGCAGAACACCGGCGACGGCAACAGCTACAGTTTCGTGTTCTCCGGGGCCGACGGCGCCGCGCTGAATGCGACCGATTGGACCACCGGCCCCACGCCCGGAGATATCACCATCCGGGGCGACTCGGGATATGCGGGCGTCAAGAACGGCAACCCTGACGGTTACTTTTTCGCCAGCCCCAACTACACCTACGCCACCGATGGACAGTCGGCCTCATTCGTGCTCGGCAATACCCAAAACGGAAACTACTACTCCGGGGTGTTCATTCGCTGCAACGCCGATCGCACCACGGGCGCCTACTGTCTGGCCAAAGAGGGCGAGGTCCGCGTCGGCAAGTTCACCCGCTCGGGCACCAGCTGGACGTTCGCCACACCGATGACCTTTCAAGGCGGGCTCTCGTCAGTCAAACAGGGCGCCCGTATCGAAATCCGTTGCAGCGGCAACAACTTCTTTGTCCGCGTGAACGGCAAGCCGGTCACCTCAGCGACCGATGTCTCAGGCGCCATCGCCGTCGGGCCGGACTATCGATACGCCATGTTCTGTGTTCAGCGGGCAACGTCGTGGTTCACCTACGACTCCTACCGCATCGCAGCATTCGCCATGTCCGATTACGTCGCCTCGGGAGGTAGTGCCACCTTGTCGAACGCGTGGAGCCTAACCCGCTCATCCACTTCAGGTTTCACATACACCGACCCCATCACCTCAGCGGGCCAACTACCGGCCTCGTTTTTCACCTTCACCGACTACGCCAATGGCGCCACCATCACCGACCTTGGCCGAGGCGCGGTGACCGTGGATCAAGCCGGGCTCTACAAGCTGGCGACCACCTGCCGCCCATACTCGGCCAAAGGTCCGGTCACCCCGCATTGGTGCCTGTACCGCAACGATGTTCAGGTCACCGGAGCCATCGGCCCCGGCGCCGAATTCGAGATCCTGCTCAACGCGGGCGACAAGATCCAACCCGCCCTGATCGTCGTCGATTACGACGTGCGCTCCAACGGCTCGACCGGCTCGGAAACCGTTGTCTCGCGCACCATCACCCAAGTATTCGGCGTGGCCTCCTTCACCGGCCGAAAACTCATCTGACACACCCACAGGAGAACTCACCGATGACCACACCGCAAGCACCAGCCACCGTCGATGACGACGAGGATCTGACAGACCCTCCGGCCCCTTCGCCCACCCCGGACCCGCCAGCACCGGAACTGGCGCAAGAACCGCCCACGCCACCGCAGATACCACCCACGCCCGAGCCGAGCACCACATTCACCATGCCCGAGCTGCCCGGAATCACCTTCGCTGTCGTGCGTGGCGGTTTGGACATCGACGGTAAGACCAATCCGCCCAACTGGATACAGATCACCGGAACCGACAGCGAGGGAGCGATGGTGTCCCGCATAGGATTCGCCGGGCCCTAACGTGCCCTGGTCCCCGAACCCGACCGTTCCTGCCACGCGGTCGGGCGGCAAGTGGTCGGTCAATCCGGCCGTGCCAGCTCCCGCACCAAACGGTAGGTGGCACGCCATCATCGGGATCGATGCCGCACTGGCAGTGATGTGTGTCGGCGAGGTCGAGCTGACCGCCATGCAGGCCATGGGCGTGGTGTTGTCGGTACACCTTGACCGCGAGCTGGCGTTGGCCGCGGTGTACCAGCTGGCCGCGCAGCGCTCGATCCTCATCACTCGCAACCTTGCGCTGCAGGCCACATTCCAACAAGACCTCGCGCTGGCCGTCACCATGGAACGGGCCCTGTTCCTGGCCAAGGTCATCGGGTGCGACCTCACGCAGGCCGTGAGCATGACCGGCACCCTCGACCTGGCCCGGGTAGCCCCGATCGACTTGACGCGCAACCTCACGGCGCCGCGCTCGATCAGTTTCGACAAACTGCTGCCCGTCGACCTGACACGCACCGTGGCGATGTCCTCGGCGCTGGTGATCGAGCGCGTCGCCAAGATCGACGCCGCCCTGTCGGTAACCATGACGCGGGCATGCAGCCTCGGCTATCCGCCAGGCGGGCTGCCCACGCTCGCCACCTACACCACGGCCGGGGCGTTCACTCACAACATCGTGCGCAACTGCGACTTCATGGACTGCGTTGGGTGCGGTGCCGGAGGCGGCGGGGGTGGCGGTGACGGCGGCCTGGGCAGCACCGGACAGGGCGGCCGTAAAGGCGCATGGAACGCGCGCACCGTGGCCCGCAACATCCACATTCCCGGCTCCGCATTGACCCTGACCGGCATGGTGGGCGCGTCCGGAGCCGCGGGGGCCAAGGAGAAGGACGGCGGCGCCGGCGGTGACACCACATTCCTGATCGACGGAATCACTACCACGTGTGCTGGCGGCACCGGCGGTAAAGGCGCCTACGCCGGCAACGGACTCAACCAGCCCGGCGAGGCTGCGGGCAACACCACCATCAACGGCCAGACCTACACCGGCGGCGCACAGGCAGGCACCAACACCAACGGCAACTCGCCTGGAGGTGGCGGCGGTCCCGGCTCGGGCGGCGCCTTCGGAATCGCCAACCCCGGACGCCTCGGCGGAACGGGCGTCGCCCATATCCGGTCCTACCAATAGAAGGGAAACCCATTATGGCCTGGGGAATTTCGTCGTACCTGGCGAACAAGATTCTCGATCACATCTGCCGCAACGTGGCCTACACACCACCGGCCACCGTGTACGCCAAGATGCACACCGGCGACCCTGGTGCGGCGGGCACGGCCAACGCGTCCTCGGTGGCCACCCGCTACGCCTGCGCGTTCGCCGCAGCGGCGGCCGGATCGATCAGTCAAACGAACACCCCCGAGCACACCCTCGGTGCCACGGAAAACATTGCCGGGGTGTCGTTCTGGGACCACCCCACGACGGGAAATTTCCTGTGGTCATCGCAGGCCACCGTCTCCAAGTCGGGCGCCAGCGGCGACATCATCCGCATCAACTCCGACACCCTCAACCTCGCGCCGCTAGCCGCATAGGAGAACCGTCATGTCTGAACTCGATTGGGCCGTGCAATGGGAAGCGGCCACACCCGACCCCGAGATCCTCGCCAACAAGCCCGAACCCCCAATCTTGATTGGCAACCCGGGATCTGAGGCCGAAAATGCCGCAATCAGAGCCGAATACGTCGAGGCGCTACAAGCATATGAAGCTCTGGTCGACGCCGACCTGGACAACCCGCAGCGCTGGCAAAGCGTGCGATCGGTGGCCGCCAACGAGGACGATGCCCGGCGCCTGCTGGCAGAGTTGCGCCGACTACACGCCACCAACCCGCTGGCGCGCAACTTCGCGCTGGTGACCTCACCTCCCCGGGTATGGACACCAGTCGAATGACCAAGCAACTAGCCATGGTTGGCGCCTTCTGCCTCGCCGTGTTCGCCGTCGCGTTCCGCCTCGGCTGGTGGGCATCCGACCGGCTCTCGTCCTACGCACAAGAAATCGACCCATGCATCGAAAAGGAGTACACCCGATGACCACGGTAATCACGAAGCTCAAGGCCCGCGAGGTTGACAACTTCTGTCGCGCCCGCCGCGGCTTGCCGTACGCATTCGGTGGCGCGTTCAGTACCGACCCGAAGCGCTCCACCGACTGCTCGGGTCTGGTATTGCAGACCGGCGCGCTGCTGATGGGACGCACCGACTGGTCCGGAAACCGCTACGGCTCAACGGAATCGTTCCGCTTGAACTACCCGATTGTTTTCGACATCGGGTTCAAGCGACTGCCCGCCGGCGGCGTGAAGGCGCTCGGCTTCGCGCCGATCATGCTCGTCGGGTTGCAGCACGGCGGAGGGGGCGAGTACAGCCACACCGCGTGCACACTGTTCTACGCCGACGTTCCCGGCGGTGAGATCAAACAGTCCGCGCGCGGTATCGACTGGGAGAGCCACGGAAACCGCAACGGCGTCGGAGTCGACTACTACGACAACGCCCGCGCCTGGAATGACCCGCTGTTCACTGACTTCTGGTACCTGGACGCCAAACTGGAGACCGCGCCAGCGCCCCCGACACCTGCACCCGTGCAGAAGCCTTTCCCGCAGAATCTATCGGACCGTGAGCTGCTGGAGTACATCGCCGCTCAGCTCGGACCCGGCGACCCCGCGTGGGCGTCCAAGGGAATGACGCTGCGCGACAAGGTGTGGTCCAAGTGACCGCGCGCCTGCCACTCAAGCCCGGATCATCGGATGCGCGCGGCGATGACGTGTCGCACTGGCAGCGGTGGGGCAAGCAGTACGCCTCGGCGTACAAGGATCTGATGGGCCCGGTGGACGGCTACTACGGCAACGGGGACGGCGCGTTCACCCGAGAGATGCAGCGCCGCCTCGGATTACCGCAGACCGGCGTATTCGATGAGCTGACCGCCAGCCGGGTCGGCTACGGCGGCACCGTGGCTCCACGCCCGCGGCGCAAGATCTGGTTGTATTCGTCGCCGGGCTCGGGAGCGGACTGGAACGTGGGTCCGAGCTTCGCCCTCGGCGAGTGGTGCAAGGACGTGCTCAAGATCAACCACCAACCGCTGTCATTCCAAAAGGGCGGCTACCTCGGATTGCTCGGCGGCGATGCGAAATTCAGCTACAACGAGGTCACCTACGACCAGTACAAGTCGCTGGAATACTGCCTCGACCACAACCCCGACATCAACGACCCCGATCTCGAGCTGTGGTTCTCGGGTTACTCGCAGTCAGCCGACGGCATGGAGGATGCACTCGAAATCCTATTCGGCGACGGCGGATTCATCCATCCCGGCGACCCGACACAAACACCCTCACCTCCCGGCAAGTACCGGCATCTGCGCGACCGGATCAACGGCGTGGTCCAATTCGGCAACCCCTCGACACCGGTCACAGGTATTGCTCGCAAGACGCGGCCCGCGTGGCTGGCCAAGCTGGTGCGCAACGTCAACGCCAAGAACGACTTCTACGCCGTCGCGCCAGACAACATCCGCCCCGCGTTCTATGCGATCATCGTGCAGGCCGAGCTGGAGCTGCCGTTCTTTGTGCACGTACTGCGCATCGCGGTACCCATCATCACCGACTGGGCCACCGCGGCGCTGCCGTTCATCGGGCCGCTACTCGGCGGGTTCGGCCCCATGGCGCAGCTCGGGCTCGGCATGATCTCCGGCATGCAGGGTATAGGTCAGAACCCCCTGTTCGGCAACCTCATGGGTCAGGCCGGTTCCTCGCGCGACACCAAGGTCGACGACGATCTGCGCCGGCTGCTCTCGCCCACCGGAGTATTGCAGAACATCCCCGGCCTGATCGCCCTCATCGCTGCGCTACCCGGCCTACAGGCACACGGCGAATACCACCTGCCCAAACCCGAGTTCGGCGGCCGGGACGGCATCGCGGTTGCCTACGACATCATCGCCGGCTTCCGGCGATAAGCCTGGCATAACTGGACTAGCCCGGACGGTCGAGCACGTGAAGTAGTCCACCCAAAACCCCAGCACAACGGCAGTGGTGGACGAAACAGCCGAAAACATACCGGGATCTATACCGGGCCACCCCTGACCTGCACTGTTTCCGGTTTTGAACACGAAAATGAGAGGACAACCAACCATGCCCAACGACAACGTACGCCTGGCAATCCACGCTGCGAGTCTGCTCGTCTTCATTATCGCGGTGGCGGTGCTCGTCGCCCTCGATAAGCTCCAGAGCGGCGACGGCCTGACGTGGATCGTCACCGGCGCCGGTCTGATCACTGCCGGGCTGTCCACAACCAAGCTCATCCAGGACCGGCGCGGCAACGGCCCGGACGGGTCGGCTCAGTGATCCTGCCATCAATCCCGATCACCGAATGGCCCCCTTTGCCTCCGCTGGCCCGTGACGGCTGGGAACTGGCCACCTGGATTGTCATCGCCCTGGTCGTGCTCGTACTCGGGATATACCGCAAGGATCTTCGCGCCGTGCTCCACCAAGTCGAGAACAGCCACGAGACCAACCTCCGCGACGACGTGGACGGGGTTGGTGACCGACTCGACGACGTGCTCGACCGGCTCGAAGAGTTCGGCCGCGACCTACGCGGAATGCGCTCCGATATCGGCGGCCTACGCGGTGAACTGAGAGAAGAACGCAAGGACCGCTTAGCATTCGAGCACCAGGTAACAGAGAAGCTGCGCGACTCAAACTAGCCGGAAAACAGGGTGCCCCCGCTCAGCATGTTTGAGCGGGGGCACCTTTCGTCGTTTCTACGCCTTGCTGGATTGACAGTCTGGCACAACGTGATCATTGGTGACCGAGTGCAGATACCAGACGTTCTTGACTTGTGCCAGCTCTAATGTCGCCTCCGATGCTGCCGGGGCTTGGACTTGAGGGTCGTTGACTGTCCGCTGCGTGACGGACGTGTACGTGTAGCAGATGACCAGTGTTGCGGTGGACGCATTCAACGCAATTGCGGATGTGGCGGCGAGATTCAAGGGGCCGGTTGGGTAGCTTTCGGCCTCGTCGGTTTCTTTGTTGCGGCCCACCGTTCCCAGTGAGCGCACATCTTCAAAGAGTGCATTCCATGCCGTCCCGTCCAACTGTGGATCAACGATAGCCACGTACCGACGGTAGCTGGGACTGCCTTGCCCCGGTGCCCGGTAGCCTTCCACGGCTGGCCATATGTCCTTGGTGAACCTGGTGACTACCCCGTCTGTGTCGGGTGTGGAAATGGTGGACGTGCTCGCGGCGGGCGTTGTCTCGGGCGCGTTCGTTGCGGTGCAGCCCGCCACCATCGCAACGAACAGCAGTGGCATGAAAAGCCTTGTTAGTGTCACGAATTGAGCCTTAGCACATCGGTTATCCGCCCATCCCTGTTTGCATTGTCGATGCGCACCGGCACCCCCGAGTAGGGCGCGTCAAGCATGAAGCCATTGCCGACATAGATACCCGTGTGTTCGGTACCGCCGTTGAAGAAGACGAGAATATCGCCGACCTGGGCCTTGGAACTGATCTGCGCAGACGGGATCTGCACTGCGTCAGGCACTTTGGTCAAGTGTTTGCTTATGTCAATGCGATCAGTCCCTGTACCGAGCTCCTTGCCGTCTGGCCTCTCGAATACGTCAACACCCGCGCCCTGCTGGAACGAGTAACGAACCAAACCGCCGCAATCGAATCCAGTTCGATTCCAGTCCTGATGATCGTCGGCGCCACCGCCGTTGTCCCCGTGGCCCTTTGACGGTCCATTCACATCGGTGTTGCCACCCCACGCGTAGGACACGCCTTGCGAGCGGCCAGCGGCCCCGATAGCGCGCAATGACTTATCGCTGACGGCCTCCGGCTTCGGCAACGCCATGGGGGCACCAATGGCCCGTTGTGTGCCGTCCGCATTCTTACCTGATAGGTAGTCTTTCCACGCCCGGTCGCGCGCCGGGCCGGGGCCAACGCTTTGGTCGTACCCGGGCGGGTTATCGGCCATGGGGATCGTCTTGCCGGGGATCATGGTCGGCTTGGCCCCGTTGGGATAAGGGGGGTTTCCATCGGCGCCGCCGATCGGGCCGGAAGCGAGGATCGACGGGTCGGAGGGCTTGGGATCGGGCGGGCCGACGTGTGGCCCATCGGTCACCCCGCCGCCAGGTGTGGTGATCGCTTTGAGTGCGTCGGCAATCTCCGCGTCAACCGCATCGGCCTTGTGGAGCAGCGCTTTCATTTGGTCTTCAAGCTGTTGCTTGGTGGCAACGCTCTGCATATCGCCGAGGGGAACACCGCTCGTGTTGATCGAACCGTCGTTATTGAGCTTCCAGTGGACCAGCTCGCCACTTTCGTTGTAGCTGCCGTTGCCGACGATGGTGGCCTTGAGATAGCGGTACTTGGACTTGATGCTCAGCACCTCGTCGTAGAGGGGCCGCAACTTGTCGGCGACGGCCTTGGCCTGATGCCCTTGCTCATCGACATCGACACGGACCTTGCCGTGATAGCGGTGCCACGCATCTGCCGTCAGCCCACCCCAGCTGGACAGGTTGGCCTGCACCCCGTCGAGGGTGTCGCCGAGCTTCACATGCGATTTGTGAATGCCATCCATGGTGCCGATGACGTTCTCCAGCCCTTGAGCGTCCCAATGCTCGATATCGTCGCACTCAGCCATCTACCGGCCCTGCCCGTACGAGTCAGCGTTCAGGTCATCCATCGCAACCACCTGGCCCGTGAACTCCTGCATCCCTACACCATGCTCGGTCAACTGGTGGTGCAGCACTCGCGCTCGGTCGGCCAGCGCCGCGCGCGCGGACTCCAGCGCACTCTTGGATTGACCCCACATCTGCGACACCGCGGACTCAAGGGCTCCATGGTGGCCGTCCTGCTCAGCCTTGGATCGCTCGACCGCATCGAGCAGACGATTTGACTCGCGCATCATCGGGTCAGGATGCAGCTCAAACGAGTACGACACATTGCCCCCTCAATGGTTGCTATTGGGGGCAATATACGTGCGTCACCCAGAGTCCGCTACCCCCTGAAACGTCAGATCGTCACGTTGCCGGGGGTAAATGGCGAGCGCTATTCCCGCCCGATTTCCCTCGGGTCGACGTGTTGCGTGCAGTACGTCAGAGTTGCCGCCCTGACAAAGTTCGCCGCCTGATCGACCGAGGTCAACTGTGACCCCGCTCGACTCACGGCTAATGTCACCGCATCGAAGCTGTAGCCCTGATCGAAACCGTCGCACACGGATCGGCCAGCGGCGATCACCGCGCCGGGGTTTGTGTACTTGATGCCCATCCCGTCGAGCGCTTGGATGAACGCGTTGTCGGCGGCGTCAGCGTTAGCCGGTGAGGCGCTGAGCATCAACCCCGCGAAAACGGCGACTGCAACCCCCGAAGTCTTCTTCATGCGCGGATCGTACTGCTATTACTCAACCCCCGGCTAGGAACGCCACTAGCCGATCCACCTTGTCGATCCCGGCGAAGTGACGTGGCGCGCGCCGGCCGTCCTGACCGTCTGCCCACAAGATCACGCCGGTGTGCGCGTACATGACGGATACCCACGACGCGGTGCCGGGGCGGCGATAGACGAGTTCACCGTCATCGCCGCCGACGGCGATCCAGCCATGCATGCGTGCGGCCCGATCGACGGTCTGCTGTCCAGTCATGTCGATTGCCCTTCTGTTGCGATCGTCGAACGCCGCCGGGTGGCCTTCTTGATTCGGGGGGCGGCGCACAGCCGGGAAGCGAGCGCATCGACGCCAGCAGCCCCGCGTCGCGCGGAGTATCCGAGGTAAACCATTGTGGTAGAGAGGCTTTGATGGCCGAGGGCTTCCTGTATGTAGCGGATGTCCACGCCGGCCTCCAGTAGTGCCGTGGCGAATCTATGGCGCAGTGTGTGCAGCGTGTAGGGGAGTTTCAGGTTCGCCAGAAACTCCGAAGACGTGACCGAGACATAGTTCGGAGTGACGGGCCCACCCTCGGGGCGCCGGAACATTGCGCCTGGCTGGCTCATCTGGTTACTCAGGCGCTCAAGCACAATCGGAGGTACCCGCACAATTCGCTGTTTGCCGCCCTTTCCGTGCACGGTCAGGAACGCGCCGCCGTCGCCGTCCGGCCGAAAATCGCTGCGCTCCATTACCGCTATCTCTCCGGCGCGCAAACCGCAGTAGCCGGCCAAGAGTAGCCACGCATGCATGTCCGACCCGATAGGCGCGGCCATCAGTGCGAGGTCGAGGTGATCGTCGGGGATCGGCCGGGGCATTCGGCGCTTGATCTTCGGCTGGACCAGACGTGCGGATGGGTCCACGGCGATGAGGTTGGCTCCGTGGGCCCAGCGGTAGAACGCGCAGACGTGGCTGGTGTAGGTCTGAACGCTCGAGGCGCACACCCGTAGGGAGCGCTGCCATGCCTCCAGCTGTTCGGGTGTGGCGTCCATCAATGCGGTGTCGCCCAGCCAGCGGTCGAGACGATCGAGTTGGCCGAGACGGTGCTCGATGGTTTTCGGGGTCATGTTGCGGAGCTTTAGATACGCTGTGAATGCGCTGAGAGCTGCCCCGGAGTTGTGAAGGTTTTCCAT